AAAAACAATTGGAATTACATAATGATTAAGTATGTACATTACAATGAAACTATGGTATAATATACAAAATGGAAAAGGATTGAATATGTCTGAAAATTGGGTACAAGATATTAATGATATGCACCGCAAGTTTGGAGTCCATGAATGGGTTAATGAACGCGTGCAGTTAGGTGATAAAGAAAAACTTGAAAAGTTCCTTGAGTTTCGTCTTAAGTTTCTAGAAGAAGAACTTAATGAAACACGAGCCGCAGCTCTAATCGATAAGAATCCAGAAGAAATTGTTGATGGATTGATTGATCTATGTGTTGTTGCCATCGGTACGATGGATGCCTTTGGTATCGATGCACAAAAAGCTTGGGATGAAATACATAATGCAAACATGTCTAAAGAACCCGGTGTTAAAGAATCCCGTCCCAACCCACTCGGCTTGCCAGATCTTATCAAGCCAGAAGGATGGAAAGGACCGAGCCACCGTGAGAACCATGGGTATCTCCGTCACGCTGTTTAAAAGCGTATTCGATAATAAAACACACGAACGTATGGACTTCAAAAGTTTCCATTCGTTCGAAAGTGCTTTGTATCAATTGGCTGAACGTCCATTTGCATCGAAGAAAGATGCAGTCCTTATGTCTCCAGCAACATACCTGCCAGACACAACACGTGCTAATCGCAACGTAGTCGAATGGTCAGGTTGGTGTGCTGTTGACGTTGATGATTTTGAATTTACTGGTAAACTAAAAGATGTACTTGCCGAAAGGTTTGAAAAGTATCATTACATTTGTTACAGCACAGCCAGTAGCACAAAGGATAATCCAAAGTTTAGGTTAGTCTTTCCTCTTACTGATTCTGTACCTGTTGACAGTATCAAACACTTTTGGTTTGCATTAAATAGTGAACTCGGCGATCTTGCGGACAAGCAAACTAAAGATCTTAGTCGAATGTATTATGTTCCGGGTCAATATGCTAATGCCTATAACTTTATATTCAACCATATTGGTGAATACATGGATCCTATTGCTCTTATGAAGAAGTGGCCTTATGCGGAAAAAGCAAACCTCAATAACTTCTTTGATCGATTGCCAGAAGAAATGCAAAAGCAAATCATCGAACATCGTAAAGCAAAGCTCGATAATACAAACATAACTTGGACATCTTATCGCGATTGTCCATTCTTTCCTCGCCAACTTGAAGCTCAATATCGAGTCATAAATAAAACAGGTTGGTATCATAAAATGTATCAGATCATGGTGGCACTTGCTGGTAATGCTGTAAAGCGAAAGTATCCAATCACTGCCGCAGAAATATCTAAGTTATGTCGTGAATTTGATATGGAAACTGGCAATTGGTATGAGAACAGGCCAATGGATAAGGAGGCCGACCGTGCACTCGAATATGTCTACAAGAACCTATGATATTTTTAATATGGACATGAGCTTTAGCATTGATGAAATTCAAAGCAAAAGCGAATGGTCCGAAAGAGCCATGAATGAAGCAAAGCAAATACACAGCAAAAAGTCAACAGCTCGTGGTAGAAACTTAAATGAGATCTATGAAGCTTGTCTATACGGCCACGCGGCAGAGCAATATCTAATTGAAACTGGATGGGAAGATGACACAAGAAAATATAAAGATGTCATTGATCCTCAAGGTGATCATGTTGAAATTAAAGTAACTGAACATATAGGTAACATACCATACGTATTAGCAAGATGCCAAACGGCTAGACTTGAAACGTGGAGAAACTATCCAGACATTGTCTATATTTTTATTAATGATAGAAAATCTAAAGAATATTTTCATGAAGGAACTTACGTATGGAATGAAAAAAAGTATGTACTTTTGCCATGAACTATGGTATAATATATCTAACAATGGAGTAAGGTATGAAAGAATCTCTAAAATTTCTTCAGCGCTGTGCTGAAATACAAGTCAAAAAATCTAACGATTATCAGAATCCTAATTCACGTGTAAAGCAGGCTGATTACTATCCACGTGGTTGTGCTACTCTACTCGATACAATGTATGCTAAAGTTCTTCGTATGCAGTCTGTACTCGAAGCTATGGAACATGATCCTAACTATGAACAAAACTTCGAATCACTCGAAGATTCATGTGTTGATCTGGCCAACTATGCTTCTTTCTTTGCAGCATATATGAATCAAGGTATTGAAGGCCAAGATGGTACTCGTGATATGTTAAACCGACCAGCAAAATTTGAGGTGACCCTTAATGAAACTGACGATTGATGATATTGGTGGTGAAGTCGTAAAAGAAGACGATCGCTACGTAGTTAAAGATAACAAACTACTCAATAATCTTGTAGTTAGCAGCACTAAACTAGAACCAACTAAAAGTACTTCAGGTCATAGCCATGCTGGCCAAGAAGAAGTTTATTATTTTGTCAAAGGTTCTGGTCGTATGGAACTGGACGATAAAAAAATTAATGTTAAAGTCGGTGATGTAGTTCTTATTGAAGATGGTGTATTCCATCGCGTACATGCGGGCCCGTTTGGTTGTTACTTTGTTTGTGTATTTGATGGACGGAGAACACATTGAAACAATACATATTCGATGTAGATGGTACGCTTACTCCTAGTCGTGGTCGAATGGACTATGAATTCAAATCATGGTTCAATACTTTTTGTCTAACTAACAATGTTTATTTAGTAACTGGTAGTGATCGCGATAAGACGTATGAACAAATTGGCGAAACATTTAATATCGTAAAGCGCGTATATAATTGTTCTGGTAGTGAAGTATGGGAAAGAAACGAATGCATATATAGATCACCATGGAAACCAGAACAAGAGTTACTCGACACTTTGAATAAAGTTCTAAATGAAAATCATTACGCAGGTAAAACAGGAAACCATATTGAAGTTAGAACCGGCTTAGTAAATTTTAGTATTGTTGGAAGAAATGCTACAGTTGATCAAAGAAAAATATATGTAGAATGGGACAACAACGTAAATGATAGAAAGTATATCGCCGAAGAACTATCATGCCAATATAGTGACTATGAGTTTAAGATAGCCGGAGAAACAGGAATTGATATTACGCCTCTCGGTAGCACTAAAGCTCAGATCTTAAAAGACTTCGATGATAACGACGAGATTTATTTCTATGGTGACAAATGCAAGCCAGGCGGTAATGACTATGAAATATATAATGCAGTCACAAATGGATATGAAGTTGATAATTGGGAGCATACATGGAATCTACTAAAAAAATTATAGGCTTTACTGCATCTACATTTGATCTATTACATGCTGGTCATATAATGATGTTGAGAGAAGCAAAAGCACAATGTGATTATCTAATCTGTGCCTTACAGGTAGATCCAACACTCGATCGTGCTGAAAAGAATTCACCGGTACAAAGTATTGTAGAAAGACAAGCACAACTTGCTGCAATAAAATATGTCGATGAAGTCATTATTTATTGTACAGAAGCCGATTTACTTGATATAATAAACATGTACCCGATTAATGTTCGTATACTTGGAGAAGAATACAGACAGAAAGATTTTACTGGTAAAGATGAATGTCGTAATCGTGGCATTGAACTTTACTTTAACAAGCGAGATCACAGGTTTTCTACTAGTGATTTAAGAAAGAGAGTATCAAATGCAAATGGGAGTTAAGGATGTCCGAGAACATTTTATTGGAGAACTTGAAAGCAAAGCCTTCACCGTCGACAAAACTGGACAAAACACAATTGAGTTGCTTGGCGCTTCATTTATTGCAGACGAGCCAGCAATCTTCGGAGTTCCAAACGACGAATACATCACCGCTGAATTGGATTGGTACCTTTCTGGTAGTACTAATATTAATGACATTTATCGGTGGCCTCAGTATCCTCCTGATAAACAACCCCCAGCTGCTTGGCAATTTGCTGCAAATGAGCGTGGTGAGATAAATTCTAATTACGGTCGTCTTATTTTCAGTGATATATATTATAGACAGTACGACAATGTTCTTACACAGTTGTTAGAAAATCCTGACTCTCGTAGAGCGTCAATGGTCTACCAAAGACCATCAATATGGGTAGAGTATACTGAAAATGGCAAAGGCGATTTTATCTGTACTAATGCTGTTACTTATTACATTCGCAATGGTGAATTGCAGTGTGTCGTTCAGATGCGATCAAACGATGTCGTGTTCGGATATAAGAATGACTATGCTTGGCAGCTTTATGTTCTAGAAACTCTCGCTAAAGATCTTGGTGTAGAGCCAGGGTTTATGATCTGGCAAGTACAAAACTTACATGTCTATGAAAGGCATTTCGATCTTGTTAAATAAGTGGGACATGCGTTATCTACAGCTCGCTGAGGAAGTGGCTGGTTGGTCTAAAGATCCATCCACTAAAATTGGTGCAATTGCTGTAGGTGCTAAAGGTCAAGTCTTATCGCAAGGTTATAACGGTTTTCCGCGTGGAATTGATGACCACATAGATCTATATAAAGATCGTGAAACAAAATATAAGTATGTCGTCCATGCAGAAATGAACGTCATATATAATGCTACATATCATGGCATATGTCTTGAAGGTAGTACTTTATATGTCACAGGGTTACCCGTTTGTTCTGATTGTGCAAAGGGTATTATTCAAGTCGGCATCTCGAGAGTAGTTATGAAAGAACATTTAACACCACAAAAGTGGGTAGACTCATGGAAGACTACATCTCAGATGTTTGATCAAGTCAATATTAAATGGGAGTTTATCAATGTCAGCAACACAGGAATGGCTTAGAAAAAAATTTCAAGAAGAAGCCAGAACAGCCAGAACTACAGGTGATCTTTATAACGAATATAGCAATTCAAGATTGACTAAGGAAGTAGAAGATCTTAAAGAAAGGTTAAAAAAGGTAGAAACTGACATGGCATATACACAGAAGATTAGATTTGCTCAAAGTCCTGAAGAGCAAAGAATAAATGACATAAGGAATATAGATTGATTCTAGTTATTGGACATAGCCCTTCTTCGAAAGAATACTGTCCGAGGAAGGGCAATCCATCTATCAACCGTCTTAACAGGTGGCTCGATGCATGTGGTGTGGAGATATACAGCTTCAGCAATGCGTGTGCACACCACGCCCCATCTCTTAAAAAGGGTAAGGTTGATGAAACATATATAAAAGAAATAACAAAGTCTTATAATAAAATACTAACATTAGGAAAAGAAGTTTCTAATTATTTCACTAAAATGGGTATCGAGCATTACGCACTCCCACACCCATCTCCGCTTAACCGGCAGTTTAATGATAAAGCGTATGAACCAAAAGTCATAAATAACTTAAATAACTATTTACAAATAGACTCAACTGTGGTATAATATACCTACAATTGAGTAAGGAGCTAAATATGAAGACTATAATCTTACTCGGTCGTGGTACCGAGGGTTGCGGTGTTACACAGTGTGCTATTCAAATGCAAAAAGTTCTCAACGCAACAATACTTTCCGCAAATGACAAGAAGTGGGGTAGAGCTAAAGGCCTCGAAATAGAACAGACAGAAATGAATGTTGGCCAACACTGGGAAGAAATGGCAACAATCATTAACCAATACGATCTTTGCATTGTGTATTCTGTTCCGTCAAAATCTCATCCACAGGATTGTCAAGATAATTTCTTAAAACTTCTCGATAATATTAAAATACGTAAAGCGTTTATAAACGTAGATCATAAGGCTGCGTCCATTGCACGTAATGCTAACCTACCCGAGGTCTGTAAAAAGATGGATGTGATTATGACTCATAGTCTTGAGAATGACTTCTCTCGATTTATGAAGAAAAATAAGATCATGGTGACACTCAAGAAAATGTCACTTGGTTTTGACTATGACGGACACAGAGAAAAATACTGGAAGCCAATTGAAGAACAACAGCATGAAATGGTACGTTGGATTGGCCGCACAGCAATGTGGAAAGGTCCGGCTCTTATGATTGATTGCCATCAGGATGCGCTAATGGATGCTGGCTTTATCACAATACTCGAAGGATTAGAAGCATCAATACAATATCCACTCGTATTATATCGTGACAATAAAGAAGATAATCCAAAGGATCGTCGTAAGGTAGTAAATTATTTCAGGCCTGAGAAGCAGCACGGCGAAACAGGAAAGTTTAAGGATGAAATGCATGGTACCGAACAAGTAAACGAAGGTGCCTATCTCTATCCACAGTATATCAACCATGATTGTATGCAGCGCATGGCGTTGTCTGCATTTGGTTCTGATTTGTATCACCTTAAAGCAGAAACCTATGGAAACAATATTGAGAATTGCCATGCAGAAATAATTGCATGTGGTTCTATTCCAATATTTCATAAACACTTCTGTGATAATGTCATACATAAACTACAGGATAAACCGGTGAGCCTATGTAAAGACACTGGTACAATTGGTCTCGACTATACTAACTTTACAGAATGTCGAGATACTATGATCAAACTAAAAAATGATCCATCTATGAGAGATGATTGGCGTGAAATGGCATTTGAATTTTGGAAGCAACATTCAGACGGTAAAGAAGTTGTTAACGAAATTGTAGAACTTGCCACAAGCGACGAACACCAACCACAAGGACTAGAGGAATTTTTCTAAAATGAAACAGATCTTTATAACCGGCATTGCCGGAATGATTGGCATGCATTGTGCCTTAAAATTTCACGAACTAGGATGGAAGGTATGTGGCATTGATAACTTCAATGATTACTACGATACTAAACTAAAATTAGACCGCGAAGAAAAACTCAATCAAAAAGGTATTGAAGTTATCACCGGTGATATTCAGCATCCTGATTGTTATAGTGAAGCATTACAATCGTCAGATGCAGTATTACATTTAGCGGCATATGCTAATCCACGGCACTCATACGAGGAGCCACAACATTACATTGATACGAATATTACTGGTACACAACGTATACTTGAACAAGCTGAAATAAACGATACACCGGTTGTATACGCATCGAGTTCATGTGTCATGCATGGCCAACCACTTCCATGGAATGAACATGACTTATCGCACCACCAGAATAATGCGTATGGCTGGTCAAAGCGAGCAAATGAATGCCAGTTCATGTATTCAAGACTCAGCAAAACTGCTGGTCTTCGTTTCTTTACTGTGTATGGTCCGTGGGGTCGACCCGATATGGCACTATTCCTATTTGCTGATGCTATTGTAAAAGGTACACCACTTACATTGTTTAACTATGGAGACATGAAACGTGACTTTACTTATGTCGAAGATATTGTACAAGGTGTAGTTCTCGTAACTGATGATCTTATTGCAAAAGAAGATGATAAATCACATGAGATTTACAATATTGGTTATGGCAATAAAGTAAACCTAATGGACTTTGTTAATCACATTGAAACTAACTTTGGTCGCAAAGGTGTATATGACATGCAACCAGCTCATCCAGCTGATGTACCAGAAACTTGGTCAGATACATCAAAGATAAGAAAGCTTGGTTATGATCCAAAGACACCAATTGGTAGAGGTGTTTATGAATTCGTAGCTTGGTACAAGGATTACTATAATGTCAATTAACATTGCAATTGTAGGACATGGATATGTAGGGAAAGCCGTTGACCACGGCTTCTCCACGAGTCAAGTAACAAAGCATATCGTAGATCCAATTTATGGAACTACGATTGACGATATTCTATGTGATAAATTGGATGCAGCTTTTGTCGCAGTACCAACTCCATTCGGAGCTGATGGTGAGATAGATGCATCAATTGTAGAAGAAGTTGTAAGAGAACTAGGACGTTTCAATTGTCCTATCGTTATTAAGTCTACAACTACACCTGATGTAGTCGATAAACTTTACTTAGAAAACGATAATGTTGTTTTTAATCCTGAGTTCTTAACAGAAAAGAATGCTTTGCATGATTTTATCAATCCGCCTATGCATGTCTTTGGTGGTAAGAGAGCGAATACTAAAGCATTGCTTGAACTATACGAAAATTATTCTCAGTGTACACCTTGTCCATCATACCATATGACTGCCAAGGAAGCAGCTTTCGTGAAGTATGGAATCAATTCTTTCCTTGCTACTAAAGTTCTATGGTTTAATCAATTCAAAGATATAGTTGATGATTATAATAGTAAGTACAATGTGATTGTGAATGCTATTGGTTCAGATCCACGCATTGGTCATAGTCATACTCAAGTACCGGGACCAGATGGCCGTAAAGGTTTTGGTGGAGCATGTTTTCCTAAAGACACCAATGCTTTTTCTACATTTGCGAAGGGTGAGTTTACTGCCTTAGACGAAGTGATTCGAGCTAATAATACATATAGACAAGAATATGAACTTGATGAACGTGAAAAAGAACAGAAAGTAAACTATGACTAATTATGCGAGTATAGTACCACTCATAGGTGGTGAAACAATTGCTATGCAGAATGTATTTGGTTCTCGGCCTGAGTACATTTTGTCTTATGAAGGATTCGAGGCTAATGATAAGCACTTGGTTGAATACTATAAAAATGAAGTTCCTTACCATCTCATTAAAGATGATCAGCTTCCTGATGTTAAGTCTGTTGATGTCATTAACACTGTTTGTCCTTGTGCTGGCTTGTCTAGTCTTAATGTACATAGCTCTTCCGATGCTGCTGCTAATGATTGGATGCGTACTAGCGCAAAGTATGTACTCGGTACTCTCAAACCAAAAGTGTTTTGGGGAGAAAACGCACCAAGACTTGCTAGTAAAATGGGAGAACCTGTTGTCGAAGATCTACGAGAAATTGCAAGAGAAAACGGATATACTTTTTCACTATATAAAACAAAAAGTATACTCCACGGGCTTTCTCAAGTAAGAGAACGTGCATTTTATTTTTTCTGGAAAGGTGAAAAAGTACCCGTTTTCGAATATATAAAACGGAAACACGAAACGATCGAAAGCACAATACGTCTTGTAAAAAACAATGCTGACGATCCGATGAGTGTTCTTACTAACACTAATATACCATCAAATGATCCTTACTATAAGTATGTCCTAGAAGAAATAGAAGGAGGCATAAGCCACTCTCAATTTCAGGACAAAATTAAAAAGAGTTGTGACGTTAAGCATTACATCGAGGATAGTGGCGTAAAGTATAATAAGGTAGCAGACTGGATGGACAGGAATGGATATGAAAAGCAATCCACTCGTTGTCGTACAATGTATGAAAAATTAAAGTCAGGCGGAAACATAATGCGTAGAGGTGTTAATATTCCGAAAGGATATATTGGTGCTTTTGTAGGTTCATATCCTACTTCATTGACTCATCCAGATGAAGATCGTTTCTTAACAATCAGAGAATGTCTGTCAATCATGAAACTACCAGAGGATTTTATTCTCCAAGGTGGAAACAAAAACATAAATCATATATGCCAAAATGTTCCGGTGACTACAGCACAGGACATGGCCGAGCACGTCTTAAAATTCTGTGACGGCAGACTTGATAACCGGTTGGTTGATACAGATTTTCTAGTACAAGATAACAAGACACGTAGTATAGACTACAAAAAAAGTAGTGTACAATTAGATGAATTTATGGTATAATAGTATCATATTGTCAAAGGAGATATATTTTGAGTATTATGGATAAATTGAAGAAGAATAGCAAAGTCAAAGAAACTTCTATTCTTTCTGAATCTAAATTTTTTAATCAAAAAGATTTTGTAACAACACACGTTCCAATGATGAATGTTGCATTGTCTGGTGATATTGATGGTGGATTAATCCCGGGTCTTACTGTACTCGCTGGTCCATCCAAACATTTTAAGACTTCGTTTGGTCTTATCATGGCAAGTGCATATCTTAAGAAATATCCAGACTCAGTATTGCTATTCTATGATTCAGAGTTTGGTTCGCCACAGGCTTACTTCGAACAATTTGATATTGATACAAGTCGTGTATTACATACACCTATTACCAATGTCGAAGAATTGAAGTTTGATTTGATTGGCCAACTAGAAGGATTGGATCGTAATGACAAGGTTGTTGTTATGATTGATTCGGTTGGTAACCTAGCATCAAAGAAAGAAATGGAAGATGCCATTAACGAGAAGTCAGTGGCTGATATGTCTCGTGCAAAAGCACTCAAAGGTTTGTTCCGTATGTCAACACCATACTTGAACATGAAAGATATACCTTTGATTGCAGTTAATCATACGTACATGGAGATTGGTCTATTCCCGAAAGCCGTAGTCTCTGGTGGTACAGGAATCTATTATTCTGCTGACAATATCTGGATATTAGGTCGTCAGCAGGACAAAGTCGGTACGGAAATTAAAGGCTACCACTTTGTTATTAATGTGGAGAAGTCAAGGTATGTCAAAGAAAAGTCTAAAATACCTATTAGCGTGTCTTGGGATGGCGGGGTTCAGTCTCATAGCGGCTTACTCGACGTCGCTCTTACTGGCAATTACGTTGCTAAGCCTAGTAACGGTTGGTACTGTCGTGTTGATCGAGATACTGGAGAACTCATGGACCCCAAGGTCAGAGAAAAAGACACACTGGATCCCGGATTCTGGCAACCAATCTTCGCCGAAACCGATTTCAAGAGTTACGTTAAATCCAAATTCAGCATCGGTGGACCAACTGCTGGAGAGGAAGAACCACAAGATGCAGCATAAGGAAAATGTAACTTATCAATTAGTTCCCGGTAGTGATGGTGACCAACATTGGTTAGTACGTTTTATGGAAGGACCATATACTGAAACAGTTATTCAGTATGGTGCTATATCGATTAATGAAACCGGTGCCGGTGTTATGAACTTCAACTTCTTTGTTGAGTCATCACCGGATTCTGAACTTACTTCTGAAGATGTTGGTTTACAAGAATGGGCTGGTGATGTTTTACAAGAAATTCTTCGTCAAGGTGTCGAAGAAGGTAGTGTAGATTTAAGTGATAAAGAGGAATAATGCAAGCAAATCTTGAACAGACGATATTAAGAAACCTGCTAACCGATGAAAAGTATATGCGCAAAGTATTACCTTTTATCAAGCCAGATTATTTCCAAGGTGTCTATCGTATATTATTTAAGGAAGCCGGTAAGTTTGTTGGAAAATATAATAAACTTCCTAGTGCCGAAACATTTAAGATTGAGTTGGATCAATCTGAAATGCTCGGTGGAGAACAATATAGTGTTGCCGTAGATATACTGCCACAATTGTTTTCAAAAGAAAAGATTGACGATACATGGCTGATTGATACTACAGAAAAGTGGTGCCAAGATCGTGCGATCTATAATGCTGTTATGGAATCAATCTCTATCATCGATGGTAAACATGAATCATTAACTAAAGGTGCTTTACCCGATTTATTATCAAAAGCACTTGGTGTGGCATTCGATACAAACGTAGGTCACGATTATATCGAGAATGCAGATGATCGTTTCGAGTTCTACCATAAAGAAGAAAATCGTATTCCATTCGATCTCGAATATTTCAACAAGATTACTAAAGGTGGTGTTCCAAACAAGAGTTTGAATATTTGCCTTGCGGGTACTGGTGTAGGTAAGTCATTATATATGTGTCACCTTGCCTCGGCTAACCTTGCTGCTGGTTCTAATGTTTTGTATATCACAATGGAAATGGCAGAAGAAAGAATTGCAGAACGTATTGATGCTAACTTATTGAATGTACCTATTGACCAACTCGAAAATTTGTCGAAGGATATGTTCTCAACTAAAGTTGCCGATCTACAACGTAAGACAAATGGTAAGCTTATTGTAAAGGAATATCCTACTGGCTCTGCACATTCCGGCCACTTCCGTGGTTTACTCAATGAATTGAAACTAAAAAAGCAGTTTGTTCCTGACATAATATATATTGATTACTTAAACATTTGCGCATCATCTCGTATGAAAGCAATGGGAGGATCAATTAATTCCTACACGTATATTAAAGCAATTGCAGAGGAACTTAGAGGATTGGCAGTTGAATTCAACCTACCAATATTCTCAGCGACGCAAACGACTAGGTCAGGTTTTAGCAATTCGGATGTTGGTCTGGAAGATACATCTGAGTCTTTCGGTTTACCAGCTACGGCGGATCTTATGTTCGCCCTTATCTCTACCGAAGAGCTTGAAAACCTGGGTCAGCTCATGGTTAAACAATTAAAAAACAGATACAACGATCCCACACAATATAAACGGTTTGTTCTTGGGGTTGATAGAGCTAAGATGAGACTCTATGATGTTGATGAATCGGAACAAACGCTAACACCAGATCAAGATACTCCAGTGTTCGATAGGTCTATCAGTGGAGAAAAAATCAGATCTGAAAAGTTCGAGGATTTCAAGTTATGATTTATAAAGGACCGGAATTAAGTACCTATTGGGGAAGTGATGAGTATGCTGATAGACGTGCAGAAGTACTGCATGATGAAGAAGCTGGTTTCTACGTTGAAATGTATTATAAAGATGAGCTCATAGAAACAAGACCACTATATGAACATAGTGAAAGATATGCTGAAGACTGTGCAGAAAATTACGTAATGGGAATACCAAAGTAATGCAAGTATTGTGGCACTTAATGTTAACTGTTTGTATGGATGGAACCTGTGCTAAGCAGGAAGTACAAAGATTTGATCCACCAAATGCTAAAGTAAAATGTGAAGTAATGTTGCCAATATATAAAGAAGTTCCTCTAGATAGTGAAGGTGGAACAGTTGAGTATATTTGCAAGCCATTAGGAAGTGTAGGTACATAATGCAAACAAGACTAATCAGTTATAGTAAACCACCGGAGGAACTCTATGTCGGTAACGATCTCCAAGAACTTATTGCGTACGCAGCCCGTGTCTCGAATCCCTCGAACCAAGATAACACCGAAACCTCGGAAAAATTATTACGATATCTCATTAGAGAAAAACACTGGTCGCCATTTGAAATGGTTAGCGCTTGCCTAGAAGTTACAACTACACGTGATATTGCAAGACAATTACTAAGACACAGGTCATTCTCGTTTCAAGAGTTTAGTCAAAGGTATGCTGATCCTACACAAGATCTTAAGTTTCAATTTAAGAATGCACGCTTACAAGACACAAAGAATAGACAGAATAGTTTAGATGTAAACGATCCTGACTTAAAATTAGAATGGTTGCAACAACAGGCGGAGGTAGTAAATGCTGCAAAAAAATCTTACAATTGGGCAATTGAAAATAATATTGCGAAAGAACAAGCTCGTGCAGTTTTGCCGGAAGGTATTATGGAATCCCGCTTGTACGTCAACGGGACCATTAGGTCCTGGATCCATTATATCGGATTACGTTCAGGTCATGGCACACAAAAAGAACACATAGAATTAGCCAGATCTTGTGCTGAATCTTTAGAACCAGTATTTCCTATGATAAAAGAATTTTGTAACTAACCGAAACAGAAGGGAGAAACATATGTTTCGAAAATTACTAGTAGCGGGTGCAATGTTGCTTTCCGCTTTAACTATGGCTCATGCAGAACCAGTTAAAGTTGGATTCGTATACGTAGGCCCAGTTGGTGACCATGGATGGACATACCGTCATGACATTGGTCGTCAACAAGTAGAAGAAGCTTTTGGCGATAAAGTTAAAACAACTTACGTTGAAAGTGTTAAGTATGGTCCAGATGCTGAGCGTACAATTCGTATGTTAGCACAAACCAATGATATTGTATTTGCCACATCATTTGGTTATATGGAGCCAATGTTAAAAGTTGCCAAGGAGTTTCCTAACGTATACTTTGAACACGCTACGGGATATAAGCAAGCAGATAACATGAGTTCTTATGGATTGCGTCTATACCAAGCACGCCATGTGCAGGGTATTATTGCGGGTATGATGACTAAGACTAATAAGATTTGTTATGTTGCTGCATATCCTATCCCTGAAGTTATTCGTGAGATTAACACATATTATATGGGTGCCAAGAAGATGAATCCGGATGTCGACATCGATATCGTATGGGCAAACACTTGGTATAATCCTAGTAAAGAAGCAGATGCTGCTAACGTTATGATGGCAGAAGGTTGTGATATGGTAGCACAGCACACTGATTCTCCTGCACCATTACAGGCTGCGCAACAACAAGGTAAGTTAGGTTTTGGTCAGGCAAGCGATCAATACAAATTTGCACCTAAGGCACAGCTCACAGCGACCATTGATAATTGGGGACCTTATTACATTAAGAAGGTTGGCCAAGTTATTGCTGGTAACTGGCAAAAAGAAAACTACTTTGGACATATGAAAGACGGGGCTGTGCAAATGGCGCCATTCACAAATATGCCTGAAGATGTAAGGATTAAAGCACAAGAGATTAAAGATATGATCTCTCATGGTCATTACTTTGCATTTACAGGACCAATTAGAGACAACACTGGTAAGCTTCAATTGAAAGACGGTGAAGTCGCAGATGATATGCATCTTAATAGTATGATGTACTATGTAGAAGGCATTGACGCTACGGTACCGAAGTAATGATTCCAGTAATTGATTTCACTAGTGAATCAGTATTGGACCAGATACGCGAGGCCTACACTACCGTAGGCTTCGCAGTATTTACTAATACACTCACATCTAATGACCAGCGTATAATGTATCGTTGGTTTGAGGACATGAAAGGTTTCTTTGAATTAGACATAGAAACTAAAAAGCAATATTCATATCAAGCTGAAAATAATTTAGGATATAGCATAATGGGTGCAGAGAATGTAGATCCGACTGCTCCTAAGGATATGAAAGAAAGTTTTAATTACAATAATACTCGAATGCCAGAAGAACTCTGGCCGCGAGAAGTAGAAGGTTTCAAAGAGAATGGTTTAGAAACTATTCGAATTGCAGATGATTTAACACTGAGAATTTTAGAAAAGTTTGATACTATTCTTGATACGGGTACTACACTCGTGGATGCACACCAAGATCCTTATAATACTACACGTGTTATACACTATCCCGCGTACACGGGCCCGCTCGAAGATAAACAAATGAGAATTGGAGAGCACAGCGATTACGGTACTATTACGCTTCTGTGGCAGATTAACGATGTTCCGGGACTCGAAGTACAAGATCTCGAAGGATCATGGCACGCGGTACCGTATGCAAATGATGGAGTAGTAGTTAACATTGGTGACTTACTACAACGTTGGACTAATGATTACTTTGTGAGTACAAAGCATAGAGTTGTAAATACTCATATAGATCAGACACGATATAGTATGCCACACTTTGTAGATCCTACACCGGGTACTATGATCGTAAATCTTAGAGATGAACCGAGTAAATATGATCCGATTGAAAGTAAAGAGTACTTAATGTGGAGATTAGCACAGAGTTATTAATTGCATTTTTTTTCAAATAAAATGCATTTTATGGTGTACAAACGGAAAAAACTATGGTATAATAGATCTATAAAATGGAAAAGGAAGAGGAGTCCTTAATGTCTAAGCCAATTTCAAATGCAGCCTACAAGAAGTTGATTCTATCATTGTCTATAGAAAGACAAATCGAAAGTGTAGAGCGTATGCTTCGTGTAATTCCACATTGGTTGATGGAAGAAGCAGCACGTCCAATCCAAAACGAGAAAGTTATTAAGCATCTCGAGTCTCGCTTAAGACAAGCTCGATTAATGATGTCTTCAATCATAGCAAATGGAAGGGTTGTATAATGTTATTCTTAGACAAGTACGAATTACAAGCACCAAAGAAACGAGGTGCTCGATCTGAAGAGCAATCTTTAGAAATGTTTCAGTATTTAGCTGAAAAAACATATCAAATAAACATGTCACAAAAATCAGCAAATGTTGAAACCATGAAACAAATGGCTGGCACGGTTGGCGAGAATATGATCGCAGATCTTACAAGAGGACAAGTTGTCTTAAGAGAATTTGATGTACTTGTATTAGAAAATCAGCGTTTAACTAACGGAATTGATCTTCGTATTGGAGACCGAATAGAAGTAAAGAGCGCTGTAATTCAATCTGATGGTTCTTGCATTGCATATAGTTTGTCTGGTAAAGAAAAACATTGTGATTTTGTAGCTTTAGTTGATATGACTAGACAACAAGACGAGATTAGAATATCGATTATTCCAACAGATGTTTTCTTTACTTATGGTGCTTTCAATGGAAACAAAGAAAGATTCGGCTGGAGTGGAAGTTTTAACAAAAATGATCGTATTAGAGTAAAAAACACAGAAATGTTTTTAGAATATGAGGTGTGGGGTCAATGAAAAAGTTAACCAAATGGTATTTGATTGCATGTGCTTTGTCATTCGCCGGTGGATTATACACAGGAAAATCAGCTTTTGCTTCAGTTGCAAACGCACATCCTTTCCACTCGCCAGATGCAGAAATGAAATGCATTGCAGATAATGTATATTGGGAAGCTCGTAATCAATCAACGAAAGGAATGATCGGTGTCGCTCTTGTCACTCGCAATCGTGTTAATGATAGTCGTTTTCCTCACTCATATTGTGAGGTTGTTATGGAAGGACCTACACGACCTTCGTGGAAAAACGTTAACGTTTATATCCCTGTGCGTCACCGGTGTCAATTTAGCTGGTATTGTGATGGGAAGTCTGATAATATTCCTATTTTTGATCTCGACGTCTATGGCTTTGCTCGTACCATCGCTTTTAAGATCTATCACGGAGAACTCACAGATTTTACCGGCGGTGCTACTCATTATCACGCCGACTACGTAAGACCAGCATGGGCTAAATCTAAGACAAAAACTATTACTATTGATGAACATATTTTTTATAAGTGGGAAAGACCGAATGCAAATTGATTATAAGTTTAATGAAGGTGATCTGATTGACGAGTTTCAATCATATATTGATTCTACATATAACTCACACTATTCAAAAGATAAGTTCCAAGCCACCGAGTTTATCATTGACGGTGGCCATGGAACAGGTTTTTGTATGGGTAATGTTATGAAGTATGCACAGCGTTATGGCAAAAAAGGTTCTAAGTCAGACGCTCGGAAGGATTTGCTGAAAGTTCTTCATTACGCATTGATTCAGCTATACGTTCACGATCAAGATTGTGAATAGCCCAGAAGATTCTTTCCTTTATATCTGAACATCTTTTTTCTAGATCTGTTCGTGGTATGTGAACATACACACTATTTTCGTATGTCCACCCGACAAACAAAGAAAAAAGAAACAATAGAATGAAAGTAAAGACAAATATCATGCTGCTATGTACAGCACATAAATCATAGCACCACCTCCAAGTAAGATAGCAAGTACTATTATCATCATCATTTTCATTTGCTCCCAGAACTCAGCCTGTTCTTTGAGTTTTTGCTTTTTAATGCGAGCCACTTCTTCTTTATGTTCTTGTATACGTTTTGCTCTTTCAGCTAAGATACTTTTCCAAGTACCCGGGCCAAAACGCATGTCAACCATTTGTGCTACTTCTTGCAATTTCTCTTGAGCAAGTTTAGCATCAATCATTTCTTGTGCTACTGACTCTACACCGAACTGATCAGCTAGGCCAGGAGCTTTTTGAGCTTTTTTATTTCTATTCTGATTTGTTTCATCAACACCGCGAAAGAGTCCATCAATAGAGCCAGCAATTGCACTTATATCATTACAAGTATCAATCTGCGATTTGATAAAATCTACGCTTTGTTTAACCAAAGCTATTCCCGCTAAGGTTTCTGCAATCATTTTGATTTATCCTTTTTAAGTGTTATGGATAAATATGATTCACCTTTCGCATATTATGTCTCGCCCCTTGTAACTATTTATAAAAAATAGCCCAAAATTCAGCGTAACTTGTATATATAATAAGATTTATGTGCAAAGGAAAAATTAATGACACAACTTATAGACCCCAAGAAATTTACAGATACCGTTGGCCTATTAAGGTCTTTTTTTATAGGTAAAGGATTCCTCGAAGTCCATACTCAAAACAGACTCAGCATACTTGCTGCATGTGAGGATCCGTTCAATGTGGCTACTTACAACTATGCGGGCCAAGTCTGGCCTCTACCACAAACCGGCCAGATGTGGTTGGAACATGAATTGTTAAGTAGCCCCGATACTCCGGGGTTTTTTTGTGTTTCCACTTCGTACAGGCAAGAACCAAATGCAATACCGGGTAGACATGATATTATCTTTCCGATGTTTGAATTTGAAATGCCCGGTGACATAAACGATCTTAAAGATATGGAATATGAACTATGCGAATACTTAGGTTTTGGTGGCTTTGGTGAAATAGTTGCAAGACCATACTCAGAGTGGCAAAAACATTATGGCCTTAGTGAAGATACAGAGATGGAAGCAGAACATGAATTAAAGATGTACGAAGAGTTTGGTGTCACAATGATAACAGACTTTCCTGAAATGACAAGTCCATTTTGGAATATGTCACGCAATGGGGATGGTACAAGTAGAAAGATCGATGTTATCCTTGGTGGTATGGAAACAATAGGTAGTGCAGAACGTAGCACTGACGTTGATCAAATGAGAGATACCTTCCATACGATTACAGATGGTGCATACAGTAACTTACTGTTTGATCTTTTCGGTAAAGATCGAGTAGAAGCAGAACTAGAAGAGTTCTTAAAGTTTGACTTCTTTCCACGTGTAGGTGGAGGAATCGGCATGACAAGAATGATTGCTGCTCTCGAAAAATACGACGGTCCATACTAAACTTATTGCTGGGTGGTGAAATCGGTAAACACGCATGACTGTTTCTCATGTGCGGAAACGCTTGCAGGTTCGAGTCCTGCCCCAGCAGCCAACTTGAATATTAGCTGTTTACTTTTATGAATAACTGTGGTATAATAATAGTTATAAATACTATAGAAGATGTTTGACGGTAGACTGGACCCGGGGGCGGTACCCGGCGCCTCCACCAATATTCACCGATAACGGTGCATGCTTATGGGGGCGAAATAGGATCGACAGATGCAGGAGTCTTCAAAAAAGTAAATGCAAACGATAATTTTGCACCTACAGGTTACGCCCTAGCGGCATAATGCTGATGAGCCCGAAGGAGCTTGGAAACAGAATCCTTCAACTTATTCATAAGGAGAAAACATGCCACCACGTAATCATAGTAATTGGACTAAGACACCGAAGGTAGAATATATTAGTAGTGAGTGCTACAATAATTATGAGATATTCAAACAAGAACAAGAAGATATATTTGCTAAAGTTTGGATTCCTATGTGTCATATAAGTGAGATGTATGACTTAGGTTCTTTCAGAACAACTCAAATTGCAGGTGTCAATGTTTTAGCAGTTAATTCTAATTTTGGTGTAAAGGCATATAAAGATCATAATATTAGAACTCCCAGTGGAGTAATGAGTAGTTTACCTGATGAAGGAACAGAGCTACATTGTGAAGTAAAACATGGTGGAATGGTTTGGGTAACACTCGATCCTAATCCATCACAGAGTGTAGAAAGCTGGACAGCCGGCGCTTTCGATTGTATTGCAGATGCAATCGATACAGAAGAGATGGAAGTATTTCACTATCATAAAGCAGTTATAGATACAAACTATAAACTGTGGCATGATACAAATAGTGAGTTCTACCACGACTTTATGCATTACTTTAATAGAGTATCAGGATTTAATGATGAATACTTTGCTAGAAAGAATATTCCTTTTGATAATGGTCACGTCAATGTCAGCAGTTTTACTGTTAACTATGAAGAATACGATGGGTTTGAGGATCGAGGTGAACTCTCATTCCCCAACTTACCACCGAACCAGTGGTACATGGTTGACCTCTTCCCAGGATTTAACTTCAACCTACGTGGCAGCGCATATCGTTCTGACGCGGTAACACCGTTAGGACCAAACAAAGTATTGATCGAGTTCCGTGGTTATGGACTCAGGAAAGATACACCAGAAGAAAGACAGACTAGAATAAAGCATCATAATTCTATTTGGGGACCATTCGGTCGCAATCTCCATGAAGATTTAATCGGTGTTGCAGGTCAAGGTACGACCATGAGAGAAGGTACCGAAGCAAGAAACATTCTACACGGCCGTCATGAAAATTCTACAATTCATGATGAAGTAGGTATGAGACATTATTATGAGGCATGGGGAAATATGTTAGGGGTAAACCCAATGAACCCTCTCACAACACAGGAGCTAAGTAGAAAAGCTGCATAAATTATCGGAGATAATTATGAAAGATTATGGTAAACGTGATGCGTTCGACAAGATAGACAAGTTCGGAGCACAATTGCTTGTCGCATTCGCATTTACAATCGCTTTGTTAGTAGGACTTAACGTAGCATTTGCGGGGCCAAATGATTATAGTCCGCCACAAGAACAACCAACATGGGCAGAAAAACCAGTACAGTGTGCATCGCCTAATGCAGTGATGAAGCG